GCAGTAGCCATGGCGAAGAAATATTGATGTTTAAAACGAGAGTGAACATCAATGAAAGGGACCAGAAAAGCCTGTTTGAAAAGAACGTGAGGGAATGAGTGGTTGCTGCCATATAGTCATACGGAAGCATCAACAGCCCGGTAATGCCAACAAGCGGCATGTGTCTCAGTTATAACGACACCGGGCGAAGCAGGAGCACTGGAAAAGGAAGGAACGAAGGTGGCAGGAATGCCATGTGATGCAAAAAGAGCGACAAGATTCGAGGCTGTTTGATTGCGGAATTGGCGGTAGAAAGCAGGACGACGCCCAGGAAGCACGGCTTTAGCGACGGAAGCAGCACAATCGACAGAGTCGACAACTCTGATCATGCTACGCTCGACAACGCTGTGGAGTGAGAAGAAAACATCTCGTCGGCGAAGGGCGCGAGCAAGGTCGATGCAAAAGACGACTTGATCACCAGATAGAGCTGGATACTTGCGGACCATAGCGGTGGTAAGCACATCGATATCGACATTAGCATAATCGAAAGGTCTGTCAATGTAAGATCGATAGAGTGCCTCAACGTCGACGGTCGGGTCAGCTGGCCGGCAAAGATGCTTCAAAACTGCGCGAACTGGATCAGCCAAGAGCACGCCGTCATGGATGACGCGATTAGCATGCTCGGCAATGGCGGCCGTCTCTAATTTGAAAATGATGATCCGCATAGAAGGCAAACCAGCCATAGCGTGCGGGCGAAGATTCGGAAGCCAGCCAGTAAAGTCATCACCTTTCTGAATACCAAGGAGACGATCAGCAGCCTCATAGCGACAACAAAGAGCCGTAAGCATCATGACGCAGTTGCGGAGGAGCGTGAAAGGATCGCCAGAACCAAGGTTGTAAGAAAGATGCCCAGAAACTGTGCGAGTGTCTTGATGAGCGACACGGTACAACGAACAGTATTCCAAGTAAAAAGCGACAACTTCGGCGTCAACGCCAAGAGTAAGCAAGACTTCCGCAAAGCAGACGAGGGTAGGCAAGGAATGCGTGCTATCTTGACGTGAACAGTCAAACTGCAAGTTAGCTCGCGCAAGGACGTCACTTAGACCCGTACGACGCAACTCGGAAGTAAGCTCAGCGTCAGTGAAGCCGACATCGATGATCACGCCATCACGCAATATGCGCGGTAAATTGCGATACCCACGCAACGCAGCATCGGCGAAATAAGCGCCAAAGCTCGCGGCATTAGAGATTACTGGCTGACCGTAAGGCAACGTCGCCGGGAAGAATGGAATCGGCTTAACCTTGGCCTGAGTCTTCATAAAGAAGCTCGCGCGGAGGGTGGAGGCGTCAGCACCAAGCGGACTTACACGATCAAGCTGCAGCAGGAATGACTCCAGACGTGTGCTCAACCAGTTTCTCGATTGGTCGTCGACGTGCAGCAA